CGTGCTGGCGGCGCGAGCGAACCATCCCGGCCAGTCTTTGGCAGACCTGTACGACCCCGACTACATGCCGACCGACCTACGCGCCGCCCACCTGGAGCTGGACAAGATCGCGGACGTGGCGTTCGGCGCGGGGAAATGGCTGAAGGACGATGACGATACGCGCCTGCAAGTGTTGTTTAAGTCATACACTCGTATGACAGGTAGCAGTGAGGTGTGACAGTGGTAGACAAAAATCTAATCGTAGACACCATTAGTCAAATAGGTTCAGTCGCATTAGATGCGGCCCAGGATAATGCAATAGACAATGTCAATGAGGAAGTCAATCAGGCGTTAGCTTTCGAACGGAAACAGGAAAGGAAGCATATTGCTCGTGTATTCGCTGAATTAGGTATTGACAGGCAGAAGGCAATCAATCTTCTCGTCTTTGAATGGGATACAGATAGAAGAGACGCTGAAGAGCTGATGTTGGAGGCTCATCGCATTTACTGGCCTTTGGAACGATTGAAACGACATTTGAGAAACAAGGATTGGACCACGTCCGAAATCAGCGATTTTCTTCACGACTATGAAGTTGCGCGACAATTGAGAACCAATAGAAGGCTGTCTGATCTGACCGCTGCCGATCTAGTCGATTGGCTTCAAAAAAATCAGGACTGATTGCATTGCAATGTGGCCTATCTGTCTTGTACGGGGGATCAAGGAAGACTGGCCACATTGTTCTATTCTTCTGGCTTGCTGAGGCCGACTCCCGTCTGTACGCCGAATTCGAATTGTTCCAGCTTGTCCGCGAATGTATCCAATTCGATTGCCGATACACGGCCGGTTATGCTTGCACCGTGGTTTGATACCCTGATGCCATAACGATTTCCTCCATCGTCCCAAACATCGAATCGCAGGTCTTCTATTCTCTCTAGTTTGTTCGCGGATGGTTCCTTAAGCACGCTGTCGATAAGCGTAAGCAGCGTATGTGCAGCATTCGGAGACAGATTCAAACGGTAATGCAGCAGACCATCATCAAACTCGATTTCGATTACGTTCGAATCGAGTCTCGTGCAGTTCAAGGAAATATCAGGCATATTCCCCAAGATATTGGCAAAGGCAGACCGGGTTCTTGGCGTGGACTTCTTTCGGAAGAAATACGGGCCAAGAACCCATGAATGTCAGTGCTTCTTCTTTTTGTTTCCGCCGTCGACCCAGTCGAAAGCGGTCTTGAATGCTTCTCGTGCGGTGTTGGTCTGATCGTAGTAGTCGCTGCCCATGTCGCTTTTCTTATAGTCGATGACGGTGTTGTTCACGTCTCCGCGACCGTCTGAGAAGGTGACTCGCCATCCTTTGCTGCCACCTAGGTAGAAGAGTTTCGCGCGACGATGGTTGTTATCGGCGTCGGTTGGCCACACCTGCGGGTACGTGTTGCCGGTCAATTCCAAATCGGGGTGGCCTTGGAGAGCCATGTTCGCGCCTTCCTCAGCCGACTGCGGGTCACAACCCTTGGACTCCAAATACTCGCCGAAGGAATAATCCATGTCATCCGTGTAGGTGAGTTCCGGATTGGTGAGATACACTTCGGCATCACCATCTTCGGCGGCTTCACTGGCAAGTTCGGACATTTGCTGCGGGTCGTTCCAAGCATCCTCGTTGCCATCCATGTAATCGTTGCCCCATGCGATATACCGGTCGCGATCCAATTCCGGCAGCTTCTCGAACTCCTCACGGCTGACGTACAGGCCGGATTCCACGCGATAGCCTTCATCATCGGGGCCGAACTTACGTTCCGAGTACTCCCTGTTGGCGATGTCGATAAGCTTCTGATCCAGTTCCTGCATTCGCTTCACACCGGTCTCATAGGTTTCAACCGGCGCGCCGCCGGTATTCGATTGCTGATTCTGTTCGAATCGTTCGAGTACGTCACCGGTCGGCATGCTGCTGGTTTTGCCTTCATCCGCATAAGTGCCGTCACGGTTTCGACGTTGCTGTTTTGCCTGTGCTGATTTTCTGGAGTCGACCATTGTTTCTCCTTGCTATTTTGGGTTGAAGTTTTCGAGCTGTCTGCCGTAACTCTTACCTTTTGTTGTTTGTCAGAACGGTGAAGAATGACCGCTGCCGTTCATCCAACCATGTGGGGGAATGGCCGGCGTCAATATTCGATTGCTTGATCAGGTACGCCACTCGGTTTGGGGTTGAGCTTTTCGCGTCGCGAAACTCGTACACTGTGTTTCCTGTCGGAGTGTTCCTTCGGTGTATGCGCCATCCGTCGATTGATGCGTCATCCTGTTCGTCGAATCCTCCGGAGAAACCTACATAGGGGGAGTTGTCTTGGAGTGCGTCCATCCCTTCGGCCCACAGTTCACGATTCTCTTCGCTCATGGTCCCGTCGTAATAGGATGCGGGCGGAGACACGACGGATGTTTGCCGCTCATATTTTTCCAAGGCGTCAGCATTCGGGAACCCGGCTTTTTTGTGTTCGTCCTTGAACCGGCCGCTCTCGGGTTCCCTCAGTTGGCGTCTCGCCTGCGCTGATCTGACCGTATCTACCATTTCTGCTCTTTTCTGCTAATTGTGTATGTAGTCGAATCCATTCGAGGCCAGGGACTCTCGCTCCCTCGCTTTTTGCCATGCTTTCCATTTCCATGGCTGCCAAGGTCTACGGGGAGGCGTCCCGAATACCGGAGATACCGTCAGCCGGTTCAATCCGGTTCCGGATGCCTCCATCCGCGCGATCGGCGCATCGTATTCGCCACGTTTCTCATTGGAACGGGTTCGCCATGTCTCCAGATCGTCGGCGACCTTTTCCATCTTCGGGAGGTTGATATTTTTCGATATCGGCGTTTCCAATCTGATGGAGGTGGTGGGGGATTGGAATTGCGTGTGACGTTTCATGCCGTGTGTCTGGTCCGGCACGTCTTGCACGGTGAGCGTGGAGCCTGGTCTTCCGTCCACCGGAATGGTTCTGGAGCTCGCTTGTCTTGCTTTCGCTGGGGGTAGGGGTACTTCGGTGGTGGGGGGGCAATGGCGGCCGGGGTTGCTGTTCGTATTTTCGTATGGATTCGTCGGTTGGCATACCGGATTGACGGTGCTCGTCTCGGAATCGTCCGGTGTTGGGGTCTCGCAGCTGTTGGCGGGCTTGGATTGATTTGTTGGCTGGCATGTTGTTTTTTTTTTCGTTGGAAGGGGCTGTCGTGTTTTTCTGGTTCCACGTTATCTATTGTTTTCTGGTTTTCTCCTGTTTCTTCGTTATCTCACCACCAAGATATCTGTTATACTGAGTATGTCCACATAAAGATAATGAAAGAGGAAACCAATGGCACTCACCATCGAAGAACAACACGAAACCAACGACCTCGACCACGACATCCTCGCCACCCGCGAAGTCACCTTCATTTGCGGGCACAAGCGCGTCTACGAGGACATCAGCGCCTGCCAGAAAAGCTGGATGGAACGCTGCCAACGGTGCCCCAACTGCCAGTACAAGCGCGACAAGGCATACGTCGAAAAGCTGTCTGCCGAAATCAACTCACCAGAACTCCTCGAGATGTGGCTCAAAGAAACCCCTCCTACTAAGACCAGCAGGAAAGGAGGCCAAAGCGTGGTTTGACGAGCATCGTGACGATGAAGGCGCGATCGTGTTCGAGGGAAGCGAGGAGATCGCGGACGAGGAATTGTATGTCAACGACCGCAATGACGAGCATTGCGGCTTGTCCCTGTCCGGTAGTGCCAGTGAACGGCTGTAACCGTTCTCCTACCTTTAATTGACGGAACATCATAGGGTGGTTGACTGCACCCTTACGCCGTCAGTCATGCTGGCGGCGTACTGCGAGCTCAAAAGGTCGTAGCCTTTGTGTCGCAGGTTCATCGCGGCTATCCGGTCGTCGTTGGACCGGTATCCGCAGTTGCGGCAGACATACAGGTGGCGTTTCTTGTCACGGTTGGCTTTGCGGATTTTCCCGCATTTCGGGCAGGTCTGGCTTGTGTAGGCCGGGTCAACGAACACGACTTTCTGACCGTTGCGTTTCGCCTTGTATTCGACCATCTGCCGGAATTGGTGGAAACTCCAACTGACCTGAACATACCTGTCCTTGACCCTGACCTGTTCGGTCGCATTGCGGATTCCCGTAAGGTCTTCGAGAACGAACATCGTATCCCTGTCGTAATGGTTGACGAGTGCCTTAGACGCCTGATGGTTCACATCAGTCATCCAACGGTTTTCTCTGTCGCCTATGGTCTTGAGTCGTCTGCGAGCGCTTCGGGTGCCGCGTTTCTGCAACTGTTGACGGAGCCGCTTGTATTTGCCGCGCTTGCTTTTCACCTCCCCTCCATGTTGGAAGACGGTGGTTTCGCCGTCATAACTGGTGGCGAGCATTCGGATGCCCAAGTCCACGCCCACTATGTTTTTGGGGCTTGGGGTTGGGTCGGGAACCTGTAGGATGATGGGAATATGCAGGTACCATTTGCCTCGTTTCGATATCAGTCGGGCGGTACCGAAACGTGCCGTACGGTATTCGTCCGGGGTTCCCTTCCATTGGGCTTTCACTTTGATTCTCCCGCCCATGACGGGAAGGCTGAACATTCCCGTCATGGGCGAATAGGAGTAGTCGCGGTTCCACAGCAGGTCAACACCGGCGGACGAGTACTTTGGTCTGGTGGAATAGTATGCCGTCCTCTTTCTCTTGGGGTTTTCTCCGTTCCGGCGTTCCATGCGCGAGTGAATTGCCTTGTAGGACGCGATGACCCGCCGTATCGAAGATTGGGTCATCTGGGCCAACAGTCCGTATTTGTCGCGTAGCGGGTGATAGACAGCCTCGTTGATTTTCCTCTGGCTGAGGGTGTGGTGTTCTCCAATCCAATCGGATACTTCGTTGCAACAGGAGGTGTAATTGTCACATAGGCGGTTAAGGGCTTCAGACTCGTGTTTGTTGGTCGTGAGCTTGACTTTCATGGTCAATGCGAGTTCCACCATATGCTTCACCTCCAATAAAAAACATTATATCATAATGTTAGTGGAAAGGAAAGGCATTCACCCACGACCACAAGGGTCGTGGTACCCTGCCTAAAAAATTATGGACGGCGAGTGATTTTTCCGCGCCATAGCATCTTGTGTGAGCATGTCCAGTAGTTCACCTACTTTGGGTCTTGCAGCTTTTGCTGTCGTAGGATCATTGGTTTCTATGAAACGTCATTCTATGTGGACAAATAATCCTCCGGCGCCGTATGGCATCGGGGGATTTTTTATACCTTGCATGTTTTTTTTCATTTACATGTTATACTGAATATGTCCACATAGAATGAAAGAAACCACAATGAACACGTACAAGAACTTCGAAAAAAACGCCAACATCATACTCGCCATAACATGCGTCCTCTGCGCATGCTTCATGTGGAGAGTCACAGGGCTCGCAATGGTCATCGCATCAATCGGATTCGCAACCTCAGGAACACTGATGATTACCCACTTCGTGACGCGATGAGCATGTTCTGGATTGGATATGCCGCCGGATTCGTCACTTTTCCCGTCGTATTCGGCCTTCTGGCGTTGGGCTTCCTTCTCCTCGTCCCGCATTGGCCGAACCCGACATGCGGCCTGTCCTGCATTCCCTGCGATGAGACCCTCATCGAGGATGACAGTACGCGTACGGTATCCGGCTTCATCGCCGAACTGAAATACGTCATCCACGGTCTGACCCGCCGGCATCGCATCAACTACAAGGCGTGGATGAAGGCGGGGAAACCGAATCTGGGGTGGAAGCCGGTGGCATGACGGGTTACCTGATCTCAGACCAGTTGCAGGGTGCGCCCGTCCGGCATGATCGCGTTGACCTGAAGCCTGCCGCCGATGGCGTCGAGATAGCGGCGCAGCGTACGGATTTCAGTCTTGTCGACGTCGCCGGATTCGAGGCTGCTGACCCGCTTCTGGCTGACGCCCATGCGTTCGGCGAGCTGCTTCTGGGTCACGTCCTGCTGTTTGCGCGCTTCTTTCAGCTCATACAGGCGCATCTCCTCAAGAAGCTGTTCCTTGCGCTCGTCGATGGTCTTCTGGTCAAGGTCGTGATCGGCCTTGAAGTCCTCCAACGTGTAGCTCATTTCGTGTCCTTCCCATGTTGTTCTTCCAGCCACCGGATGTACCGTCGTTCGGCTTCGCGGATGGCTGTCTTATACCATTTGTTCCATTTGTTCTGTTTGTCTCCGCCGACCAATAGGACCGCTTTGCGTTCCGGGTCGAAGACGAACAGGATTCGGACTTCGCTTCGACCTGTCGAACCGGGTCTCAGTTCCTTCATGGAGCCGATGATGGAGCCCTCGATTTTCCCCACCAGGGGGCGTTTGAGGTTCGGTCCGCGTTCCCGAAGGAGGTCAAGGGCCGCGTAGACTTGGTAGGCGGTCTGTTTGTCAAGTCCGTCAAGCCAGTCCTTGATGGGTTCCATCTCTATCTGCCACATGCCCATAAATATACCATATAAGGTATATAAAGTAAAGTCGGAAACGAGAAAAAGCAATGACCAAATGCAAGAAACCAACGCCGTACGATCCGAAGCTCATCGCCGAACGATGCAACCCGTTGGCCCTGCGGCTCGGCTGCGCGGCCGGCTGCTGGAAGGGCGAGAATTTCAAACAGTGCGGCAGGCCGCCGGTCGCCATCCGCCGTTGGACACGCGACGACGGGTACGACGATAGCGAATTTTTACCCAAGGAGGGCGTCTACGGACCCGCGTGCAAGCTGCATGCCAACCATGATGTCGTCCCGCTATCGGAGGTGTTGAAGGCCGTGGCCGATGCCGGCTGCTGGAAGCATGATCCGTCGCTCATGCCACCGCTATCGGGCGTATGGCCATACGACCCGATGCGCGTCTTCGCCTTATGCGACCCGTCCTGGCTGCGTCTAGGATGCACGGCCGGCGTATCCCGCGACGGGGACTACGAATCCTGCGGCAAACCCGTGGTCGCGATCCGCCGTTGGATGCGGACGGACGGCCCCGACTGTGAGGATATGCCCGAAACCGGCTGGTACGGGCCCGTATGCAAGACGCACGCCAACCATGATGTCGTGCCATTAGCCGTCATATTGGACGTGATGACGGGAGGCAGGCGATGATAAGCACATACGACTGGTTCATCGCCCGATGCAAGGCGGTCATCAACCATTCCAGGCCGCCCGAACCGCCGATGCGCGTCCGCCTGCACGAGGCGGGTCATGCGGTCGCCGGCCGCCGGTTCGGATACGTGCAGCAGGGCATCATGCTGCACGAGGACGATACCGGAGAGACCAGCCAGCAGTACGCCACCGGTATGGACGATGACATGTCCGTCCGATTGCAGACGGAGATAATCATCTCCATGACCGGATTCGCCGTGACCCTGGAATATCCGGAATACAAAACCGACGCGCTCCGCATCGGCGGCGACGTGCAAATGGAGCTGGTGAACGCGGCGATCATCCACCGAATCGACCCGGCGATGGGCTCCGCCGACGAGATCATGGACACGCTATGGGTCAGGGCGCGCCTCGTCGCAAGGAACAACAAGCCCCTGATTCAGGCGGTCGCCGCAAGGCTTGACCATTACGGTTTCTGGACCGGTGAGGAAATCCAGCGAATCATCGACGACTGCGAAAAGGAGCTGGACCGATGAGCGTCCTGGAATGGCCCGCCGACCTGACCGACCTCCGGCTGCCGCCCGCATGGGACGGGCGACCCGTCGACTGGCATGGCTGACATCCACCCATCGAAGCCCGCGCCCTGTTCCTCTGCGAGAACAACGGCTTACAACGCGATCCGCAACCATGTTCCGGCTGCGGGCACCCGTTCCAACCCTGGTGAAACCAAGGATTGACGGCCGACGGGCGCGCCTCCATCACCATCGAACGCTGCGGGTTCTGCAACACGACCATCGCACTCGAGACCGGGCCGGACGGGACAAGCGAATGGACGTTGGATGATAGCGACTACGGGCCGGAAGGCAGTTCCGACAATCAGAAAGGAAACCGATGATGTTCGGATTATTTGGAAAAAAGAAGGAAAAGCAACCTCCGGTGATTCTCGATCTGAGTGTCAAGGAAAAACCGGACGGTTGGGATGAACTGATCCGGCTGGGCTTCGAGCCAGTGTTCGTCAACCATAGGCCACGGCCGAACGGCATTTCAGGCGACTACGTGCAGACCCGCTGGCGGTTGAAGGCGAACCCGGATGTGACATGCACGGTATACGACTCGTGGGAGGGCGGAGGCGGTGCCACGTTCCTCGACTTCGACGCCCCATGGAATCCGCGGCGGATTCACGGCGGATACAATCTCAGCTGGCCCAATTACACGCTCGACCGGCTCCACTCCCTCGGAAAGGTGCTGTTCGAGGGTGACAGGAGCGAATTCAAGGAGCCGGATTCCGGCAATCTCGACTTGAGAGGGATCACGCCGGACCCGGTTAGGGAGAAAATGCGGGAACTCGGATTCCGTATGGAATGGGATGACAGCCATGACTCGAATGGGGATGATTCCGATGAAGAATATTGGTGCAAATACGATCAGGGAGAACTTCGTGACTTGCACCGATCGTGCCTTGCCCTGTACGCCCATGTCGACAGGACAGCCGGAACAGTCGCCATCGTGGATGTCGAGACCGGGAAGCAAGCCACGTTGGGATTTGATAAGCTCCTGAAACTGGATCGCATCGAATACGGAAAGAAGTCCTCCATGACCGGACCCGATGCCGAGGAATTGGAATCCATACGGAAGGAATACCGGCGTCAAACGGAACGCGACGAACGAATATCGCGCCGGGCCGCGGAACTGCGGCATGATCGGCTGAATCGGACAGGAAGGCAGCAGGGGGAGGAATCATGAGTCTGGAAGCCGTGCGCCGTCTCGCGTGGACGGCGATCGTCCTATTTATTATGGCGATCGTGTTCGCATTCAACCACGGGCCGATCCTCGCCTGGCTGGCCGCGAACCATACGCCGCTGCTCGTCGGACTTCTCCAATCGCCGTTGTGGCTTGTCGCGTTCCTGCTCATCGTCCTTGGATTGCAATGCTGGCTGGACATCGTGGAAGTCGACAAGACGCCGTTCGCCATCATCCTGCACGCGCTCGGCATCATGCTGTGCATCGGATGGTGGGCGGCCGGTATCGCACTGTCTCTCCGCCAGCGGGCGACATCGACGTGTACGGCCTGATGGGCGGCTTTATTCTCACCTGCGTGTTCGCATGGATCATGGACCGGCGTCAAACGACCGGCAAGGAGACTTTCCCGAAGCTACGCGACCAGATAGCCGACTTCGCGGTCGAGTATATCGCCAGCAAATCCTATCGGAAGAACAAGGATAAGGAAGACGAGTGATGGATGAGATTGGACGACCGGCCTATGTGAGCGGCGAGGCCGCATGCAACACGGTCGACATCGCCACCGCATTGGGCGGCGGATTCCATGTCAGCTTCCCGCCCGGCCGCGGCACCATGACGTTGACCAAGTATTTCCCGGACGGCTCCGATGTGAGCATTGAGGTTGGCGACGATCGGGCCGCCGCCTCGAACAGCCGGTTCGAAACCGTTGAATGGGATATCGAGGACGGAATACCACAGAAACTAGTGGACATGTTGCACCCTAAAGCGGGTTAATGCCACGGTTTTCAGATTTTCTTCAAGAATCGTTCTTTGAACGAATGATAATCGTAGTATCCGTCCGGTTTTCCTCCACCCAACTTCGGAACAGGAAAAGCCGGTCAATCTTCCAGAACGTTGTCTTAAAAAAAGGATGCTGCGCCGATGCGAAGAATTAAGATATTCATCGATAACACCATTATTCCCGCAGACATATACGCCGGGCAGAAAATCGCTTTCATCTTCCTGCCAGCAGGCCGTCAAACAGCTCAAGGTCGTGAACAAGTCGTGCATCAGGCTTCAGTGGAGAATGAGAACGGGCGCGTAATCAATGTGACCTGGCAGGCTAAAGGCTGGTTCAACCGGCTTGTCACCCGGCATTCGCCTCTTCTTCGCCGTATGCTCGGACAACCCGACACCTACCGGTTCGACGATAACATCGCCTCTCCGGAATTCATTCAGGAGCGTGCAGATTGAGCAGGGCAGCACATAAGACCGTTCAACCAGTAAGCCGATCAGCCGTAAGAAGGAAGAACCGGTTCCAACGACGTGTCGCCCTCTGCCTGATGTCGGCAATGATTTTGTCAGGCGGAATGGCATGTCTTTTTCTGCCGCATAATGAAACCGCATACGCAGGTGAACGTTTCAACCAGTCCACCGCATTAACCACGGAACAGTTGACAGCATCAAGCATCGATGATGCGGCTAGCAGGAGCAGCCAAAGGGAAGACCTCACAGTGGACGGCACATGGGATATGGGCGACCAGCCGGACCGCAAGCTCACCATCATCCACGCGGACAATCCAGTGGTCCGTGACCTGATCAACGGGCGCGACGAGGATCAGACTCCGACCGGATTCAATCCGGACCATGCGACCGGCGACACGGGCAACGCATACGCATACGGGCAATGCACATGGTGGGCGTACGTGCGGCGCACACAACTGGGATTGCCGGTCGGCAGCCATCTGGGGGATGGCGGCATGTGGGCCGATTCCGCCAAGGCGCTCGGCTATTGGGTGGACGATACCCCCCGACAAGGGGATGTGATCGTGTTCACTCCCGCGCAGGTTAGCAACGCATGGGGGCACGTCGCCATCGTGGAGAAGGTCAACGGCGACGATTCCATCGAGATCAGCGAAGCCAATGTGAACGGGCAGGTCGGCCCGTTCCGACGCACCATCGAGGCGAAACAGACGCATGAATACCAGTACATCCACTATTAAACGCGCTCCCATTATCCTGACGTTTCTCCTGCCAATCGTCATGCTCGCCATGCCGACGATCCCGGCATGGGCGGCCGGCTCCGATTCGGCTCCGATTTCCATGGCCAGTGTCAGATCGTTCCCGAAACGCCCGGTCCCGCATCGTTCGTTCAGTGAGGCCGTATCGACCGACGTGGACGGCTCATGGGGAGGCATCGAAACCCTAGACGTGCCGCATACGGAAAGCCCCGAGGAACAGGCCACGCGCATCCAAGCCGAACAGGCGCGACAGTCGCAGGCCGCGTCACGCGCCGAACCACGCACACCGGCCGCAACCCCGATCATATCGACGCCGACAACAGGCGACAAGGAGAGACCAGACTCAGATACGGCCGCCGCCCTGGTCTCCTACGCGCTCCAATACCAGGGCGCGCCATACGTGTACGGGGGCAATACGCCTGCCGGCTGGGATTGCAGTGGTTTCACCCAATACGTGTACGCGCGGTTCGGCATCCAATTGCCGCACCCGTCCGGCATGCAGGCCACGGTCGGCACGCCCGTTGCCGACCCGCAGCCAGGCGATCTCATGGCAAACGCGGGGCATGCGGGCATTTACATCGGCAACGGTCTGATGATCCATGCGATGAACCCGATCGACGGCACGAAGGTCACGGCCGTCATGCCCGGCATGGGATATTATCGCCTGCTCGGCTAGGGCACGCCTATACTGTGGTCAATCGTCCATCCGGCCGGCACGTTGCCGATCATCCCGTTGTGTTGGTCGTTTCCGTTGGTCTTCCTCCTTCATGCGTTCGTATGGTCGAGAATCCAATAGGCGATACTGCGGGCGGTATCCTCCGGCACGTCCACGTGCATGGATGCGCTGCCGGATTCGATATAAAAGCGGACGAGCCCAGGATCCGTGAGCCGGTCGATCTCCAGCAGGTCATCGTCATCCTCGGCCCGGCAGTATTCGCTCCTGTCGTTCGCCGCCTGTTCACGCAGATGGGCGGGCAGGTACGGGTTGGCGAGAATACTGCGATGCAGTTCTCTGCTGTCGGTGAATGTCATGGTTATTTTTCCTAGTTTAGGGTGGCGGTGCCGGTGGATAGTGGGATCAGTTGGGAAAGTAGTGGGCTGATCCATGCCCATTCGGCGAATAGTAGCGTTATCCAGAAGAATAGGCAGGTGGTTGCACGTAGGATGATTGGGCCTGATTGGATGCGCCAGATTAGTGTCATGAGGTTCCATGATGTTGTTTTCTTCTGGCGGTCTTTGTGCCAGATGAGCCATGACAGGCCTGTGAGGATGCACCAGATTGTTAGTGTTGCGGTGAACAGGAGTTGGCTGACTGGAGCGTATTTGCTGGCTTTTTGGATGCTGCGTGTGATAGTGGCTTTTGCTTGCTGTATGGGAGTTGATTGTTTGGAGGCGAGCTCGTTTGGTATTCCGTCAGCAGTGTTGGCCCAATATTTGAACCGTCCGCGGACGATGAGTCTAGCACTCAGACTGTCCTGTTCATCTAGCGAGTATTTACAGGTGGTGAGTGTGATGAGGCGCGCGTCTTTTTGGTCTGTCTGGTCGGCGATGACGGCGGCATCATCGGGGGTCGTCATCCAAGATGATTGCATTTCATACACGTACCAGTGGCCGGCTGTCTGAATGATGATCGGATCCCCGGGTTTCAACGTGTCCGCCGGCCCTAGGTCACCGGGGGTGCGGTGTCCGGCGTAGGAGCTGTTGCCGATGCTTCCGGGCATGACGGTTCCTTGGTAGTGTCCGATACCGTAGTTGTCAAGGACTTTCAGATCGGTGCCTTCTTGGATGGCTCGTTGCCATTCGGTGCCGAACCGGGGGATTCGCATCCAGCCGATCACTGTCGAGTATTCGGGTTCCGGTTCGGTGGGTGGTTCTCCGGTTTGGGGTTTGGCGATGCGGGTTGAACCGTCAGTTTTAGTGGGTTGGGCTGTTTTGAATCCTTGGTTGGTGACGATGGTCTGTTGCGTGTGGATCTGATCCATTCCGTTGCCGATGTACACCCATCCGACGTGCATCACTAGGATGATGGCGAGAAAAATCGACATGCCTGCGAACAATTGCAACAGCCGGTAACCCACTCCTTGTGATTGTTTGTCTTCTCTCTTAGGAACGGTGTTCTCTTCAATATTCCGGAGCGAAATGTCTTCAGTATTGTGCTGAGGACGGAGTCGGCCGGGTCTTGAGGCGGCATGTCTTCCCATTAGTCTTTTTCCTTTCTTCCCGGATACGGTTTAGTTGACTAACTTCCGTTTTACCGTCTCACTGCTTGGAACGAATGCTATCGTCGTTAATCACCTTGTCGGAGGCCGCCTGATCCGCCTGCGAATCGGACCGGGATGTCCGCGCATTTCGCGGTTTCCAGCAGGAGCCGGAACAGTCGGACGGTGTCCTCCCTGCCCTCCATAGGGTCGAAACGGATGCCGTCGCCTTTCGACATGGCGGTCTCCAGCATGTACGCCACCTGACCGTCCGCCCCGATGAACGCGAGACCGGAACCGTTCTCCACCCACGCCTCGCGGATCGTGTCCCATCGGAAGTTCAGGTATCGGCCGAACGCGCGATACACGTCCGCGCCGACCCACATGGACCGGCAGCAGGCCAGGAATTCGGGTGATGTGATATTGACGTTGAAGCCGTTTGACGTATCGCCCATCATGAATCCCACCCGGTCGCCGTCCTTCCCCTCCACGAACGGGATAAGGGTGGCGAGGGTGACGGCAAGCAGGGTGAACCAGGCGCGGTCGCCGTCCTTCAACGGTGTCCGCTCCCCGTTCACGATGCTCATGTTGACATGGTTGAACGCGTCGACGATGGCGGCGGACTCCTCGAAGACGGCGGGAATTTCCCCGTCCCCGCTCATGTGGAACGTGCCGTCTGGGTCGAATTCCCAATCATATTCGACCGGATTGTTGCCGGTCTCGTCGTTGGTTTCTACGATGATGCGTTCGACGCTCATTGCTTCTCCTTGTCCAATACGGTTCTGGATACTTTCAGATATCGTGTGCCGCCCGACTGGCGTAGCTGGCGGTTGTTGATGCTGTCGATGACCGGGGCTGGGGGATCCGTATACGATTCATGCGCCCGGACGATCACATGATGATTCGGGTTGAACCCGGAGTACAGGTGCGTGATCGCGAAGGTCGCCGATAGTACGTCCAGATCCTTGAAATCGTAGATGGTGTCCGTTCGGAACCCGTCGATGCCGGTCGGCGGTTCGACCGGTTCGAGACCATGGACGCCGAACATCGCCACCCTGACCCTCATGTCCGGATCATGCTCGAACAGGTGCGCATATTCGTCGCGCAGCACATCATATTCGGCTATCGCCCGTTTCGCGGTCATCGGCATGCTCTCCGGGTCGGCAAGCATACGTTTCACGAACGCAATGCCCTCGTCGGTGATGATCCGGTCATGCTGCCCGAAATCGACCAGGCCGCGTTCCTTCAACGCGTCGAAACCATAGGGGCCGGTATGCCACGAGTCTTCCTTGAGCCTGTCGACGGCGAAAAACAGCATGGCGTACTGGGCTTTCGTGATGCTCTTCATCGATTGTTCCCCGTCCATTGGCTCAGGTATCCGCGCACGTCGGCCGCCGTGCCCTCCCTGTCGGAGTCGAAGCCGTCCGGTTGCCAGGTGCCGTCTGACATGATCAGCAGGTCCAGACTGATGGGATGGTCTTCCGCACCTTGGCTTTGGAATATGACGGCGCCGGTTTCGACCGGGTCGCCGTTCGAGAACAGGTCATCCCAGTACACGTCATCCGCCTCCAATGCCTCGACCCTGCCAAGACCGGCGACGGTCTTCCGGTAGCCATCGAGAATCTTCCCGCGATTTCTGACCGCTTCGATCAGCCGACTTGCCGCATGCGTCGGATCGGCGGGCAATAGCGCACGGAACACGCTTTCGCCGACCTCGAACACCAGATAGTCCGGATCCGAAGAGCGCGTGGCGGGGATACCTGAATCGTTCAACCGTTTCACGGCCTTGTCGGCCTCGTCCATGATGCCGCGGTCCTTGCGCCACTGGTCGTATCCGACGTCGAACAGGACCGTCATGGTCGTCTCATAGTCGGTGTCGAAGGTCGTTGTTTTCGGATGCCACCAGCCGTCGGAAACCGTCCAGTGGATCAGGTTCCCGTCGAATTCAAGGCGAATGCGCCAGTAGTCGAACGGTCCGCTTCGTGTTTCGAATGTGGATTTGCAGTCGAACAGTCTTCTCAGGTTCGACCATTCGTACGGTAACATCGGCGTGATTCTGAGCAGAATGATGTTGTCGGCCATCAACCAGTGACAGTCTGCGAAGAAACGAATCTCGGGCGTGACGACGCTCATTCCCTGCACCATCCTCTCTGTTTCGTCTCCACATACATGGCGTCGCGCACCTCGGTGTCGTTCCAACCCCATTCGCGGGCGAGATGCAGGTAGTGTTCGCCTATCACATCGATGACGGATTGCAGGCCCGCACTCTGCGCATTGGTGTGATGCGTTAACGGTCGTTTCGTCCATGTGGTCGATGCTTTCACATTCCATGATAAGGTTGCCTTTCTGTCAGTCGTTGCCGCCGCTCGTCTTCACGATCCGCGACGCTCATTTCGCATCCTCGCTTTGATTAGGCACCTCGGACGGCATGGAGCCGAGCATGGAACGGCAGTGGTCGGCGATCTTGCCGTATGCGTTGACTTGTCCAATCACGGCACCGTATGCGCCCATGTCATGCTGCAACAGGAGAGCGTATGCAAGCCGCCGACCTTCAGTCTCAAGCCGCTCGCACCATGCGATAATCTCTTGCAGGGTCTTGTCCTTTTCACTCACGTTCGTCACCATGGTGTTCCTCCTAGTTTTCATTTGCGAGAACCGCTAGTATGGTGCTATCGCATTGCAGTTTTGGCAGTGGTTGCGGTGTGCTCATATCCTCGTAGTACCTGTTCAAGGCGTGCGAGGTTGTTTGCGTGTATGGACTGTTGGAATCGTAAAATACGTTCGACCAGCCATGCCGCGAGTTTTGCACGTATCGCAAGTGCGCGGGACAGAAGAATCTCGGCTTATTGTCACCGGTGAACAGGCATAGCCATTCTCCATTGTCTATAACTTCAAGGATTGCGTCTTCCTCGGTTGACTCCAGGGTGACGTAATTCATGTGACAGTCCGGGTAGTCGCATGTCGCCAAGTAGGTTGTTTCCACTCTTATGCTCATTTGATGCTCCTTTCGGCTTCGCGCATGATGTGCCGCATGTCGGCGTATTCGCGCGCCGCCCAACGTTCGATCATTTCCGGGGTGGCGTTTCGTGGCAGCGGGTTGAGTAGTTGGCTGGTCATTTATGCGCTTCCTTGACGATCGTGTCGATGATGACGTCCACGAGGTCGGGCACGTCGACGTCCATCGGTCCGGTGATGTGGCCAAAGGACCGGCTCGCGTAGACTTCATCCCACTGTTCCGCATATTGCGGGCGAATCATGTCACCATGCTCGGCAAATTCGTCGAAGACGGCTTCCACGCAGGCCTTGCGCACGTCTTTGTTGTAGGTCTTGCTGTCCATCGGACGCTCCTTTGGTGTTTGCGGGTGGGGTTTGTTTTATCGGTTGCAGAATTCGTCGTATCGGGCGAGTATCGCCTTGCGGGCGGTCGCGTGGAAAGATGCTGTTTTCATGATGTTCGTCTCCTTTTCGTCAGCTCCATGCGTCCCCGTTTGATGGCAGTGGCGTTATCCTCCCGCCCGCCGGTGAAGCCATCAAAGCGTTTTTACGTGCGACGCGAATCCCAACGCCTTCAAGCCTTTGCCGGTCAGCGCGTCGAACACTTGGTCGATGTAGTATCTGCGTTCCAGCACGCCCAGCTCCCGTAGACGCTGTGATTCCTCCTCCGGTTTGACCACGTCATACGGTTTAAGGTCTGTCAGGATTGCGATGTCCCGCCCGTCCAACAGTGGCGGGTCGTCGGGTTCCAGCAACGCTTTCAGACGGTTGGCCTTGTCTTCCATGTCGGATACGGTGACGGCCAGCGACTCCGGCATGGGCGTATCTGTACCTTCGCACAGGCTCGCCCACTGTTTGCGCTTGTCTTTCGCCTTGTCGAGGTATTTGTTCGCTGTGAGGGTGATTATCCGCACGCGGAACTCGTCGAAGTCGCAGACTCCTTTATGATGGTCGTAATCCCGCCAGACGAAGGTGCCGTTCGGACGAATCGAGCATTCAAGGAACACGTACACCTTGTTAGGGTTGCGGATGTCCGCTACGTAGTCGGAGTATTCCGATTCGACCAGAGCGAACTCCACGCCTTCCTTGCCCAGCCTGTCCAATAGGTCGCGGACGGATTGCAGCGTCTTCTCGATGTCCAACATGGTTCACTCCTTGTCCAGTCGGTGCACGTTGCTCAGCATGCGCGACACGGCCTGACGGCGCGTCTCATACGGGGTGCCGAGTTCCTCGCCCAGCAGCCACCCCTCGAACACGGACACCGGGTCATGTCGGCCGGAGTATTTGTTGTTGCAGGCTTCGCACACATGCATGTAGTGTTCGGCCATGTCTTCCACATCCTTCGCCTCCTGTTCGTCGCCAAGCGTGTCCCGGCACCATTCGGCGGTCTTCTCGAACTTGTCTTTCAACCGCATGAGACGGTCGGTGCGCGGCATGGGCGAAGCCAGCAGGCGGGCCAGTTCGTCCAATGCCTGCTCCTCGCCCATGTCGGCTGTATCGAGGACGGTGTTATCCTCGACAAGCTCGTACCGCGTGCGGACGATGCGGATGGTGTCGCTGTCGGGAAGGTTGACGGTGACCTCGTATCCCGCTTGAGGGTCGAATGCGGTGATGCGTCCGAACTGGTGGTCGTTGTACACATGCCAGCCCGTCAGTGTGCGGGTGACGGTGATGAGGATGTCGCGTGTTTTCATTTCGTCAGTTCCAGTTCTTCGGCGCGACGACAATCCAGCCGTTCCGCTTGAAAGCGTCGAGTACATCTTCCGTGACCTGTTCCATAGTGTCCGTCATGAGTCAGTCCTCCACATTTTCGGTCTTGATGACCTGTGCGTCACTGTCGCTGAGTTCGACCTGTTCGCCTAGACGGTATTCGTCGGCGTTGTTGAGGAGTTCGTTGATGGCATCCTGTTCGGTGGAGTCGTCGTCGAGTTCGACGGTGAAGGTGCCTGAGTAGGTTTCCTCATAGTTGATGGCGTAGCGCTTCATGGTTTCCTCTTTCGTTTTTATGTGGACATATTCAGTATAACAGACAAATAGGATAAGACAAAACCCGCCTCCCCAAAAAAAAGGAAACGGGTCGGCGAATATCAAAAAAACTAGGTGTATGTTTACCCTATTTAAGTTTTGCGTGATGATTGTCGTATGCGTACGCCGAGGTATGACATCACGCCTGACCGGTTCATGAGGGTCGCGCATCCGTTGCCGCGCCAGCGCGGCAACGTGGCGGTCGACAACCACACGTTCGTCAACGCCCTGCCGTGGATGTGCCGCACGGGAGCCCGCGGAGGGACCTGCCGAAGTGCCACGGCAAGTGGATCACCGTCTGCCGGCGGTTCGACCGCCGGTCCAGGAACGGCGCGACAGGGCGCCTGTTCACCGCATTGCAGGAGAAGCGGATCAACGGGGCGGAATCTCAGCCACACCAGACTTTCTGTTTTCTTTTTCCTGCTTTCGTGCCTTGTCCCATGCGGCTCGGTTCCATGGGAGTACCGGCTTCTTCGGCGGCTCCCCGTATTCCGGTAGGATGAACGTGTAGCCTGTCTCGCTGGTGGATGCTGTAAGCCGCGTTATGGGAGCGCTCCACCGTCCGGAAGCGTGTGCGTTGAGTTCCGCGCGCTGCCGTTCGAGCCGTTGGCCTGTTTCCTCCAGCTCGTTGATGTCAGGGTTTGAGGTGGGTGGGATGATTCGTTTGATGGTGACGTTGCCGGACTGGTATTCGACGGTCTGGTAGTCGTATAGGCCGAAATCTTTTTCGAATCCCGAACTGTGCGTGACTGTCAGGGTGCTGTTGTCGGGGCCTGTGAAACGGCGTGTGTCCTCATGGTAGCTGCCATATCCGTCGGCGTTGCCGTCATGTTTTGTTCCGGCTTCCGTCCATCCGTCCGGCAGCGTGATTGGTGGTGGTGTGATTTTGCCGTGCTGTTGCAGGCGCTGGAGTACTGGGATCTGCGAGGTCTGTTGCTCGTATGCGCTTAGTGTTGCCGCGTCGGGGAAGCCGAAGCTGTTGAGTTCGTCTGCGAATCGTCCGTCTGGGGTGCGTCTCCGGCGTTTCGCTTGTGCTGTTCGGCTGGATGTCGTCATTGTTTTGGTGTTCTTTCGACGAGTGTTGTTTGTCTTTGATTCTAATCGCGCCTTGAAAAAGGAAGCAGGCCGGACGAAAGCAAATCAGCCAAGAAGAGGCAGTGGATAGAATCCGCTCTCCGAATACATGAGCAGAGACCCGTCGCCAATGGGAGTACCGTCGCTTATCGTGGAGAAAGTGTCGCAGAACCAGGCATCATGCTCATGCAATACGGTCGGTACGGGCGTATGCCCGACCACCTGAGTCAGGTGCATGTCCCCGTCTTCGGCGAACTCGCCGCGATCGCACCATAGGGGAGAAGGCGTTCCTGCGCCGCCGCGCGCCGGCCCGATGTCCGTCATGGGCACGACCAGTGAGGCCGGATGGAGGAGCATTCGGTTCAAGCGATCCGTGACTTCCTCGACCGGCATGTCCATGTAATCGGTGCCCAGCCGCCGTCGCCCCCATGCGCGGGTGAGCCCGGCGTGCGTGGCCAGAATGTTCCCATCCGACCAAGCCAGTTGGAATGGGATATTTTGCATCAGCTCATGCACCTTGCGATGGGCGCCGGGTTTGAAGCCGGGAGCCAGTGCGCGCACTCGCGCATAGGAGGAGGAGCCTTGCTTCAGGAAGTACGGCACATCGTGGTTGCCGAGCAGTGGAATCACCTCACGTTCCCCGGCTTCGCGCCGATACCATGAGGTGAACGTCTCGAAGAACCGGATCAGCCCATTGTTGGACACGTTCCAGTCGTCGCAGACATCGCCCAACAGGACCATACGGTCAGTGTTCTCGCGTTGCGCCGCCCGACTAATCAGCGGCAGCAGATCTGCTTTCGCATGCAGGTCGCCGACGAACAATGTACGCATCAAATTGTCTCCCCTAGGGTGGGCAGGATGCCCATGTCCGGTGTAGTCAATGCGATTCGACCCTTGTTGACTATGAGAATGGCGGCGTGGACGCGACTCTCCCTGCCGTCCGTATACCAGGCGACATACTGTCCGCCTTCAGTAATGACCCGGACTGGCTGGTTCATGTCGTCCGCATTCAGGAGACGGACGACCGCTACACCGTAACCATGTTCGATGGTTCGACGAACGGTTTCCATGGGAGTCCAGTCGTAGGTCGCAAGCCGCCAGCCGACGAATGCGAGCAGGCCAAGAAGACAGATGACCGCCAACGCGGTCTGCCTTGCCAGCAGGGATACGATGATCAGGATGAGCAGTCCGACGGCCTGTAGCAGCTGGGGGAGTGCCGCATGGGCCATCTCCTGCCATGTGGGTTTCGGAATGATGCAGAACGGCCTCCCGACATGAGGCCGTCGGGTTTCTCCGGCCTGCTGCGAAGGGGTTTCTGCAGCGGTTTTCGTGTCCTCAACCGTTTTCCTCGGTGCCGGTGATGTGCGACGGCGTTTCCCCGCTGGTTTCACCGAGGGCGGTTGCTGTTTGAAGTCTTCGGTCTTCACGTTCGGACCGGCATGCGGGTTTGATTCCGCGAGCCTACGTTCCATTTCGTTGATGGCCCCTGCCATGCGCTATCTCTCCTTTATCGCTTGTCGTCCGGCGTCCTGTAATCGTGTTCCCGTACCTGCCGTTCACGATTGAAACAGTTATGCAGCAGGCTGACGGTGCCGAAGTTAGCGGACTCGTCATCGCGGACGGCCTGCAGGATGCGCTGCCGGTTATCCCAGATCAGCTCGTCTGCTTCCGTGTAGGAGAGCCCTTCGAGGTCGCCGTCCTTGGTGAAGTGAACGTACTTGTCCTTGTCGGGGTTCCAGCCACCGTTGAGCCGGGCTTCCTCCAAGCGTTCCTCGCTCATGTCTTCGAGGTGCAGGGCGGCCGGATTGGAAGAGGGAACGATACGCAGGTAACCGATCGCGGATTCGCCCTTGTTCTGCTCGTCATGGTTGATGGTCTGCCATGCGGCGGCTTTCAACGCGGTCATGTTCTCCTCATCCTGTTTGAAGAAGATCAGGTCGCGGATGGCGGCATCCATCATCGCATGGCGTTTCTCCTCCAATTCGATGTCAAGGTCGAAGTCCTCGTCATCGGACTGTTCGGCCAGATCGTCCACGAGGTCGTTGCCGGTGAAACCCCATTCGTCTCCGTGGATTTCGGTGAGCTGTCCGCTGTCGATGCGTTGGCTGAGGTCTTCGGTGGTGATGAAGTCCATGCGATGGTTCACATAGCCGTCACGGTCGATGGACAGGGTGGTTTCCCCGTCTTCGTCGCTGTCGCTTTCCATCACGGAGTAGGCGTGCCAGCCTGCGGGCACCTTGTTGCGGTCGATACGGTCGTCGTCCAGTGCGTAGCCGCTGACGGTGGTGCCGTCGGGCATGTCGAATTCGATATGGCGCGCCTCGTAGGGGTCGTCGAATGCGTCGGTGGCCGTGAGCAGCTGGTTGAAGTCAGGCTCCGTGTCGTCGGTGAGGAGGCTGGCCGCCTGTTGGATTTTTGTGTCGGAGGGGAGGCTGTCCTGCTTGTCTTCGTCCGCGAATCGTCCGTCCGAGCTGCGGCGTCGTTGGCGGGCTTGGGCTGACTTGTTTTGGTTGGTCATTGGAAATCTCCTTCTATGTGGACATATTCAGTATAACAGGCATATTGTCGCTCGGAGACAATTCTAGGGGGTCGGCCTCCCGTTTTTGAGAGAAGTCGCGATGTTGCGAAATCGGCAATATCTGTTATACTGAATATGTCCACATAAAGAAATGAAAGAGGAAACCCATGTACATCGTCGAAACCCGAATCAAGACCCGCGGCAACAAGACCATCTGGATGCCCTACAAGCAATACCGCACCACAAACGGCATCGAAAACTTCCAGAAGCGACACCAGTACCTGTTCGACGCAGGGGAGCTGCGCGTCACCGGCAACGCCGAACCTCGCCGATCCCATATCAAGTCGGGCGAGGGAATGCTGCGCGTGGGCGATATCCTGCACGAATCCTATGGCTACGGCATGACCATCAACAAGTTCTACGAGGTCATCGCGATCAGCCCTCCGGCAAGACCTGCACCATCCAACCCATCCGCAAAATCACCATCAAGGGCGACGCCTATTCCCCGTATGGCTCCGAAGTGGTGCCCCAGACCGAGGGCGAGGATCGTTTCTGTGGCGAGCCGAGGAAGGGCAAGCGCATCCAGATTGGAACCTATGCGAAGGCTCGCGCGTACGTCAAGATCTCCTCCTACGGCGATGCGTACAAGATGGACGAAAAGGACTTCGAGCGCGGGTATTACGAGAACCACTTGGATTAGTTATCTCCTCATGATTGTTATACTGAATCTATTCACATAGACAGGCGGGTCTTTATCCGCCTTCGCATAAAG